TCACGGCTCACCCCCAGTCATCTCGGGCAGCATCGCGTCGAGCGAGTTCTCGTCGACCGCGCGCAGCGCCGTGCGGAGTTCCTGCGGGCCTAGCGGCGCGGTCGTGAGCGTGGTCCACTGGCCGTCCAGCTTGTCCATGTACTCGACGCTCACCTCCGCGAAGCAGTCGGGCTGCTCGTAGCGGATGACCGTGCGGTAGCGCGTCTCCATCTCGCTGTGCGTCCGGCTGAACACCTCGGGCGCGTTGTCGCAGTGGATCTCGACCCTCATGGCGTCCCCTCCGCGCGGGCGACCCGCGCCAAATGCGATGCGTTCAGCGTGCGGAGGCGCTGGTTCTCGTTGATGAGCCACCGCCGCTCGGCCTCGTACTCCTCGAGCCGCGTCGCGGCCTGCCACTCGACCATCTCCGCGACGGGCTGCGCCGTCCCCGCCCTCTCGGCGGCTTGGCGCCGCAGCTCGTCCGACATCTTCTGCACTGCCATCTGCATGGGTACCTCCACCAGTTCGGTGTCCATCCGTTCCTCGTTCGCGATCTCCACGGCCTCCTCGAGCCGCTCGGCCCACGCGAGGATGCGCGACTTGCGCACCCTCGACGCGACCTCGTCGTATGTGCCGTGGAGCGACCTGAGGTAGGCCGCGACGATGCGCGCCTCCTCGTCGAGCGTGGCCGCAGCCCGCATGTGTGCGATGACCGTGCTCATGCCTTCGTGTCCACCTTCCTGCGCTCGATCTCGGCGCGCGCCCAGCCCTCAAGCTCGCGCCGCTTCTCGGCGGCTCGGATCTCTCCGAGGCACGCGCCGTAGCCCGCGATATCGACCGCGTTGTCTCGCTTCGGAGCGTGCTGCTCCCGCGCGAGCTTGTCGATCACCATGAACATCGCCCAATCCGCGGCCGTGATCGGCGCGCGGAGCTTGTGCGCGAAGATCGCGCTGATCGCGCCCGCCGTGCGCGCGAAGTGCGCCTCGGGAGAGCCGTACGACTCGCCGCGCTCGCGCACGATGCGCGCCGTCTCCTCTAGCAGTTTCACCCGTTCAGACATTGGCCTTGCCCCTTTCGCGTTCGGCGCGCTTGCGCCGTTGATCCTGTGCCCTGCGCTTCGCGCTCTGACCCATCCACCTGTCGAACTTCGGGACGATCGCGCCGCCATCGTCGAGCAGGAGCCAGCCCGCGCTCTCAAGCGCGTCGGCGAAGCCAGGGTGCCCGACCACGGCGTCGATGTCGCCCGCGACCACGCGCGGGAGCGACCCGTCCGCGCTCTCGGCGTCGACCCACGACCAGAAGATGACGCACAGCCCCACGGCGTGCGCGTCCGCGATGCCGAGGGTTCGCGCGAGTACGCGCACCTCCGTTCGGTTCGCGATCGTCGATGAAATCGGAATCCAGCTGCTCACTTGACGCTCCTCCTTCGATGCCACATGCGCGCCGACACCTTCAACTCGATGAGACGGAACGCGGTGTCCTCGTCGTTCTGCCTGACGAACTGGCGGATGTCCTTGCATCCGAGACCCTCGCCGAGACCGCGCTGCGGCACGGCGACCTTGACGCGCGCGAACTCCGCGACGAGATCGTCGGCGAGCGCGTTCGCGCCCTCGACGCCGGGCCCGTCCGCGTCGGCGATCACGACCACCTCGGGCTCGCGCGCGGCGAGGAGCCGCACCGCCTGCACGACGAGCTGGTGCTGCCCCGTGCACGACGCGCGGCCGATGACGGCGACGGGGTAGTCGCGGTAGAGCCATTCGAGCGCGGCCGCGTCGGTCGGCCCCTCGACCACGAAGACGCGGTCGAGCGAGGTTCTGCGCACGCCTGCGGGCAGGAACAGCCCCGCGCGCGAGCCCTTGAGCGCCCACTTCGCCGCGCCTTCATCGACGGGCTCGCGGAGTCGGATGCCGCACACGCGGCCCTCGCCGTCGTGCATGGGGAACGCCCACGAGCCGTCGCCCGCCGGGCACCACGCGAAGCCGTACGCGGTGAGCGAGGTTACGCAAACGCCGAGCGTCTGCGCCGCTTCGACGGTGCGCTGGAGCGTCGTGCGCATGCGCCACGCGTCGATGACCTCGCCGCAGTCCTCGCGGTAGCGGTGCTCCTCGATCTTCGGCGCCTTCGACGCGCGCTTCATCGGCACGGACGGCAGAGCGAATCCCTCGGCGATCATGCGCACCGCCTCGGCGAAGTCGACGCCGTGGAAGTCCATCACGAACCTGATCGCGTCCCCGCCCGCGCCGCACGCGTGGCACTTGTAGAAGCCCCTGCCCTTGTGCGTGATGACCGCCATCGACGGCGTGGAGTCCTCGTGGAACGGGCAGAGCGCGACGAGCTCGCGGCCCTTGCGTCGGAGCGCGACGCGCGAGCCGACCACATCGACGATGCTCGCGAGCGAGCGCACCTCGTCGGCGTCGGGCGCGGAGTCCTTCGCGGCGTTGACCCAGTCGAACGACATCAGAAGACCTCCGTGGAGACGGGGTACTGGCGCGGCTCGGCCGGCGCGGTGTAGGTCTTCTTGAAGATGGCGTCGAGCGCCTTCGTGGCGTCGGCCTTGCTCATGTTCGGATCAAGCCCGTTCTTCCTCAAGATCGCGGCTTGCTTGTAGGTGCACTTGCCCGTCTTGAAGCGGGCGATGATCTCCTGACAGAGCCGCCGCGCCTCGTCGCCGTTGAGCGAGCGCGGGTCGATGCCCGAGCGCGCGAGCATCTGCGACTGCTTGTCGCTGATCGGGCGCCCCGAGCCCGTCCACTTGGCGAGCGCGGCGGGGTCGCGCCTGACGCCGAGCACCTCGAACGGATCGACGGTGCTGGTGCGGTAGTCGGCGCGTGCGCGGAGGTTCGCGCGGCGCGCGGCCTCGCGGGCGATCTGCTCGTCGCGGAGCCGCTTCGCCTCGGCGCGGCGCTCGGCCTCCTCGTCGGCGCGTCGGCGCTCCTCCTCGATGCGTGCGCGGGCCTCGGCGAGGGCGGACTCGACATCGGCGCCGCGTCCCGCCTTGCGGGCGATCTCGGCCGCGAGGTCGCGCACGGGCTCGGGGTCGTTGCCGCCAAGGATGTCGGAGACCGAGATCAGGCGGTGGCGGCCCGTGTTGCCGACGAAGTCGATGACCTCGCAGCATGGCTTCGCGCTCGCCGCGATCGCCGCGACGCGGGCCGCGGCCGTCTCGGGGCCGTCCACTATGCCCGGCAGCGGGCGCGTGCCGCGACCGACCATCTGCGCGAAGAGCGCGCGGCTCTTCGTCGGCCTCGCGAGCACGACCACCTCGACGCCAGGGTCATCGAATCCCTCGGTGAGCACGCCGCAGTTGCAGAGGAACTGCGTCTGGCCGCGCGCGAATCGCGAGAGGATCGCCTGACGCTCGAGCTTCGGCGTCTCGCCGCTGACCATCGCAGCGGATCCGCCCTTCCATCGGTTGATGATCTCGCCGATCCGCGTGGCCTGTTCGACGCTCGCGCAGAACACGATGGCGCGTCGGCCGCGCGCGACCTCGATCGTCGGGTGCGCGATCTGGTGGAGGGTCTTCTCCTCGTTGAGGATCTTGGACAGGTCTGCGCCGTTGAGGTCGCCCGCCGTGGTGCGAACCGACGAGTAGTCGAGGCCCGCGACATTCACGCTCGTCTGCCTGATCGGCGTCAGCCATCCGTCCGTGACCGCGTCGGCGATGTCGTAGGAGTGGGCGACCGTCTGGAACACCGAGCCGAGCGCGAGCTCGTCGGCGCGGTCGGGGGTCGCGGTCACGCCGAGCACCCGCATCTCGGGGTTGATGGCGCGGAAGTGCTCGATCACGCGGCGGTAGGACTCGGCCGGCGCGTGGTGCGCCTCGTCGATCACGAGGAGGTCGAAGCCGCTCTCGAACCGCTTCATGCGGCCCGTCGAGAGCGTCTGGACGCTCGACACGATCACGCGGGTCGGCGCGTGGTCCCAGTCGAGCCACTCGGGCGTGGCCCAGTGCGCGGCCATCTCGATCTGCGGCGAGACGCCCGTGACGGCGTGGATCTTCTGCGCGGCCTGCGCGATCAGCTCCTCGCGGTGCGCGATGACGAGCGCGCGCCCGCGGCCGCCGAGCCTGTCGATCGCGGTCGCGAACACGATCGTCTTCCCGCAACCCGTGGGGAGCACGACGAGCGCGGAGTCGTGCGAGGCGAACGCCTCGTCGATGCGCGCGATGGCCTCGGCTTGGTAGGGGCGGAGGCGCATCGGTCAGTCCTTCCCAGCCAGTTCGGGCGCGACGCACTGCCACCCGGCGCGCGGGAGCCATCCATTGCCCTTGCACGCGTCGCACCCGTCGCCCGAGCAGTACGGGCAGACGGCGTAGGGCAGCGCCTCGGCGCGGACGGCGTTCGCGACCCGCAGGAGCGCCGCCTCGATCTCGGGCCATGCAATCGACGCGTAGCCGCTCTTCGTGCGCTGCCCGAGGAGACGCTCCGAGATCGCGCGGAAGTCGGCGAGCCACTCGTTCACATCGGCGCGCTGGTCGAGGAACGCCTCGGCGATGTTCTCGGGAATCACGCGCCCCTTGCCGTCGACGCGCGCGGGCTTCGCGGGAGCCGCCGCCGCCTTCACGGGAGCCGCCGCCGCTTCTTCCTCCCCCTCCGAGTCCTCCCACGGGTCGGACGGCTCCACGGGGCTCTCCGTGGCTTGGGCACGGGGCTCGGGGCGGCGGCCGATGTTCGCGGTGTTGATCGTGCGGCCGTCGGCGCCAGTGCGAAGGGTTGACTGGAGGATTCCTCCAGTCGAGCCCTTCGCCCGCTGCGTGGCGACCATCTCGTGGTGCACCCCGCAGTGCTCCGCGATCTTGCGGTCGCTCAGCGTCGGCCGCAGCTCAAGCGCGAGGCGCACCGCCTTCTGCTTGTCGGCGGTCGTGCGATTCAGCCCGTGCTGGGTGTTCGCGCCCGCCGCGTGCCACCTGGCATCGTCGCGCGATCCCTTGATGACCTGCGCGTCGATCCACTTCTCAGAGCGCTTGCGCGCCGCGTGGTAGCGGTGGAAGCCGTCCGCCAGCCAGTAGGTCGAGCCGTCGTGGTAGCACACGATCGGCGGGAGCTTCTCCTTCCGCCCCATCGCGTCTGCGTACTCGGCGACGGTGTCGTTGTTC